TTGCTGGTCATGTTAATCACCCTACGAATATTTGGTTAAGGGAGTGTACAGAAAACTATATGTTAATGTTCACATACTATAAGTTGATTTGTGATGAATATACATATAGGTATGGGAAAGAACATGGTGCAAAAGACAATTGGTGGATATTTAGAAATCCACCTAAGAATATGCCTAGTCTAGGTTCTACAACACCAGTACCACAGGCAATGAAAATGTTCCCAGAATGTATGGTTGAAGGCGATACTGTTCAAGCGTATCGTAACTTCTACAAGGTTGCAAAAAGGAGTTTCGCAACATGGAAAAACAGACCGATACCAACTTGGTTCAAGACCCAGAGCCAGAACGATACTATGATTGGATGCTTTGGAAACTTAGACAAGAAAATACACTTGAAAGAAGTCGCATGAAAACTATGTCAAGAGAAGAGATGTGGAAAAAAACTGTTGCAGATATGCAAGGAGAAATTCATGCATTGCAGAAAACAGTTGTCCGACTTCAAGAACAACTTTCTCAATTACAAAATGAACCTATAAATAGTGTTAGTGAGTTAGAACAAATGGATACATCATTATCTGGCCCAGAACACAGACAAAGGTATCATACATAATGCCGACATATAATTTCAAGAATACTAAAACTGGTGAAGAGTGGGAAGAGTTTTTTACATTGAGTGGTAAAGACTTGTTCTTAGAACAAAACCCAGACATAAAACAAACGCCTTCTATATTTTCTATTTCTGCATCTGGAACTGGTGATAGAGTAAAAACTGATGCTGGGTGGAAAGAGAATCTATCTAGGATTGCAGAAGCACACCCATCTACTCCATTGGGTAATAAATATAATAAGAAGACTATCAAAGAACACAAGACAAGACAAGTCTTAAAAAAACATGGAGTATTGTGATGGCGAAAAAACAAGACTTAAAAATTGATGATTTAGTTACAATCAAACCTATTACTGATAATCAGAAATTAGTATTTTCAGAATATAAAAAAGGTAAGAATTTATTTCTGCATGGTGCTGCTGGAACTGGTAAAACATTTGTTTCATTGTACCTTGCACTACAAGAAGCATTAGACCCATCTACACCTTACGAAACTGTATATGTTGTTAGAAGTGCAGTTCCTACAAGAGAGATTGGTTTTTTGCCTGGCGATGAAGAAGATAAGACAGCGCTGTTCCAAGTACCATATCAGAACATGGTACAGTTTATGTTTGAACAACCATCAGACCAAGCGTTTAGTATGTTATATGATAGACTAAAAGCACAAGGTTCTGTTATGTTCTTGACAACTTCATTTCTTCGTGGTATAACATTAGACAACTGTATTATTTTAGTTGATGAATGTCAAAACTTGAACTTTCATGAATTAGATACAATTATGACTCGTGTTGGACAAGACTCTAAGATTATATTCTCTGGAGATTTTTTCCAAACCGATTTAAAACAGAACGGCGAAAAAGAGGGTATGGTGCATTTCATGGAAATCTTAGATGACATGGAAGAGATATCTTCAATAGAATTTAACATTGGTGATATTGTACGGTCTGGATTAGTTCGCAGTTATCTTATTGCGAAAACAAAAAAAGGGATTGAAACATAATGCCAAAAATATTCAGACAAGTAGCAGTACATGAACCAGTTAAGAAAGGTACTTCCATTGGAAGAAAACCTATTTCTTCTACAATGAATAAACACAAACGTAGAAGTTATAAAAAATATAGAGGACAAGGTAGATGAAAGAAAACTACGATAAATGTTTGGAAATGATTCTTCACCATGAGGGCGGTTATGTTAATCACCCAAAAGACCCAGGCGGTGAAACTAATCTTGGTGTTACTAAGAGAGTTTATGAGAAATGGGTTATGGAAAATGACTTACTCACAAAGGACATGAAAGACTTGGAGTTTGAAGATGTGGCACCAATTTACAGAAAAAATTACTGGGATAGGGTCAAAGCAGATTCGTTACCTCATGGTGTTGATTTGTGTGTCTTTGATTTTTCTGTTAATGCTGGTACTGGACGAGGAGCCAAGTACTTACAGACTGTTGTCGGCGCTACTGCTGATGGTGCCATTGGCCCTAATACACTTAGACAAGTAGATGAGTTTGTTGCATTAAGAGGTGAGGAAGATTTAGTAGTTGCATATTCAGATGCAAGACGTAGGTACTATAGAAAATTAAGGACTTTCGATACGTTTGGTCGAGGGTGGTTAAGACGAGTTGACGAAACAGAAGTTGAAGCGTTAAGATTAGCAGGAGTATATCTGCAAAACTAAAGTGAGGTTATATAATGTTTATACATAATGAAGTAAGTGTTCCAGAGTTATCAACAAAAAATCTAAATCGTAAAAGATTTTATCAAACTCCAGATGGTAAACTTTATCCATCTATTACTACTGTTTTACAAAAACGTAAAATGGCAGGACTTATGGAGTGGAGAAAGAATGTTGGTGATGATGTAGCAAACTATATTGCAAGAACTGCCGCTCATAGGGGAACTAAGGTTCACCATATGTGTGAAGACTTCTTGAATAATAATTTTGATGAAGAAACTCATAAGAAGAACTTTCTTCCATATGTACTATTTGGTCAAATGAAACCAGTACTTATGCAAAAAGTGAATAACATTCTTGCACAAGAGTGTGGGTTGTATACCGATAAATATAGAGTGGCAGGACGAGTCGATTGTATTGCAGAATACAATGGTGTCAAATCTATTATTGATTTCAAAACATCAAGAAAAGAACGCAATGATGACTGGAATGAGTCCTATTATATTCAAGCTTCTGCATATGCAGAAATGTTTGAAGAACGAACTGGAATTGAAATCAATCAGATTGTAATTCTAGTTGTAACAGAAGATGGAGTAGTACAAGAGTTTGTTAAAGACAAGGGTGAATATATTCCCATGTTGGTAGAAGCGATTGATGACTTCACTTCAGATTGGGAAAAAGAAAATGAAATGGTTCATAGTAGTAGTAATGATGTGGCAACCTAGTGGACACACACCACTTTGGATTCCATATGTAACTTTTGAAACAAAAGAAGAATGTTTATCTCATGTTGTAGTAAACAAATTTATTTTGTTCTCAAAAGCGATTGAACAATATGAGGGTCAAATACCACCACAACAAATTTCATGTGTGCCTGAAGAGGGAATGGAAGAACTTCTGAAACCGATAGAACAACAAATGCAAGAGGATAAAAGTAGTGTTTGAATATAAATGTAAAATGGTCAAAGTGGTTGATGGTGATACAGTTGATGTAGATATTGATTTAGGTTTTGGTGTATGGTTACGAAAACAAAGAATACGATTATATGGAATCGATACACTAGAATCTAGAACTTCTGATGATGTAGAAAAAGTATATGGATTAGCGGCAAAAGACTTTCTAATCAAATGGACTAATGCAGGCGACCTTACTTTAAAAACTTTCAAAGATGGTAAAGGTAAGTTTGGGCGTATCTTAGGTGAATTATGGTTTGGTAGAACACATAATATCAATCAGTTATTGGTAGATAACTACCATGCAGTTCGATATCATGGACAATCTAAAGAAGAGATTGCAGAGGAACATATCGTAAACAGAGCAAGAGTAAAAATATGACAATAGGTGCAGTATTTGGTGTATATGTAATTCTTAGTTTATCGGTGGATAATGTTAAATTAAATACAAACATTCCACCATTTTTAGACTTAACAAGTTGTGTCAAATATGTAGAAAAAAATAAAAAAAATATTTATGATTCTGCATCTATTGCTTTTGGAGAACATCAGATTCGTGAGATGGGTTGTGTTGAAGTTTTAAAAAGAAAGTTTACACCTATCTTTACTTTTGACTTGACTTCTTAAACACCTTATGATATAAATAAGACATAATTCGTTGATACGATTCAACGCATGACTAGGACATGGGGGCAGTACCCATCACCTCCACCATGAATACTTGTCCAGTACAAGGCCTTCGTAGACCTTTGTTGGTACATGGGTGGTTAGACATCTTAGGATTTATCGGTGTGGCCCACCGACAAGTATTCATGATGGGGGTGAACTAGGTTCGACTGGTATGTAGAGATGAGAGTAGAATTATCGGTTGACTGCGTAATAGGTCAAAACTGTAAATGCAAACGACAATTTTGCATCTGAGGATTTTGCACTCGCTGCTTAATCGCTCTGAGGTTCGGTGGTGTCCTTGGAAACAGAAACATCACCACTTAATTTATTAGGAGATATCATGAGAGAATTTATTTACGATAGTTGGAATGGTGTCATGAATATGGATATAAATCCACTAAGACATATTCCAGATACAAACACAAGACATATGGTGCTTCAAGTGCTTGCATGGATGTGGTGTGTTACATTTTCAATGTATTTTGGTAGTATGTGGGTTTTTGGTTTAACTGCACTTGCTCATGTGGTTTTACTTGCTGCTGTTGTTGTTACAGTTGCAACATTTGAAACTGCAAAAAGAAAACCAACTTTTTTTTTAAGAATGGAACAAGGAACTAATGGTTATCACACACCTAGTAGAACTAGACATATGTGGTATAATGGTAAAAGAATAGAATTGGATAAAAATGATGTCGGCGGTGAACACGAATAGTCTTATGACTCCTAAAAAATTCTCTATGAGAATAGAGAAACTTGCAAAAGATAGTGATACTTCTTATCTTGATGCATTGTTAGATTACTGTGAAAAAAACTCTGTAGAACCAGAGCAAATCAAACCCTTAATCACAAAATCTTTGAAAGAAAAACTAGAGGTCAATGCAAGGGAATTGAACTTCTTACCTAAAGTGGCAACATTACCGATATGATGAACATGGACGCTTTTGATGCATATAAAGTATACATCGCTCTAAAATCACACTTCAATAGTGATTACGATTTCAACAAATATCACGGAAAGACTAGTGTTAGTCTAGACTCATTTTTAAAAAGAAGTGATAGACATTTCTTTGGTAAAGTGGGTAGAAAATATAAAGACGATACACCAGACTTTTTTATATCTAATTTTATTAATGACCCTAAAGGTTGGATTGGTAATTTTACTGATAATAACTATGTAGAATATTGTAAGAGAAGACAGAGTTTAAAATATACTTATCAAAATGACTTGGTAGATTTGCTAAGAAAAGGTAAAGACATTGATGACATATTAAATGTTAAAGATGGACAACACCCTTTGTTGTTAAAACAATTCTTTGGTAAAAATGTAGATATTGAAACTATGGTTATTTTAGATTCACTATTTTCATATTGTAAAAAATGGGATAGAGATATTGATGAAAAGATTATTTGGCCTCAGACAAAAAAACTTATAAAAAATTATAGTTCTGTCTTGACTTTTGACAGAGAATGGTATAGGATAGAAACAATCAAAATTATTAAGGAGTATTGTTATGAAAAGTGAAGCACTATCTGTAATGAAAGAAAGAGATTTCTATCATGCAAAGGTAGAAGAGCAAAAGAGTATTATTCGTAAATTAGAATACGATAATGCAGAGTTAGTTGCAGACCGTAAGAAACTTGCCGAGAGAGTTAAGTTCCTTGCAACCAATCCACCAAAACGACCTAATACGAGGTATCGTAATGGAAGAGGTTAAGACAACTAAAATCTATAAAGCAAGGTATACTACTGTACCTAAAGAGGGTATACCGTCTGCATCTATTCCAGTAAAACCTATTAAGTATCATGTAGAATGTTACAAGGGTGATAAGATGGTTGCATTTTATACAAAGAACCATTTATCAGAAGCACAAATGGAATCAAGAAGTTTTGTTGGTGAGTGATGGAAGTTAAAGTCATAGATGTTATGGGAACAGACTTGACCGTAGTAAATGCGGCTCGTGTTTCATTTAAAAAAGAACATATCAAATTTGATTATGAAAAAGATGAGAAGTTAATTAAATACTTAGCGACACACGACCATTGGAGTCCTTTCGGACATTGTAGTATGCAATTCCATATTAAGGCGCCAATATTCGTTGCAAGACAATTAGTAAAACACCAAGTGGGGTTGGTGTGGAATGAAGTGTCTAGACGCTATGTAGATGATGAACCAGAGTTTTATATTCCAAAGAATTGGAGATTGAAAGCAGACAATAAGAAACAAGGTTCATCTGACGAAACAATAGAATACAATATTGATGGTTCAATTATGTTTGTAAAACAGACCTATGATAATCTGTTAAAAGCAGGAGTTGCACCAGAGATGGCGAGAATGGTTTTACCACAAAATTTATATACTGAGTGGTATTGGTCTGGTACATTGATGGCATTTGCAAGAGTTTGTAATCTGCGTTGTGCGAAAGATACACAATGGGAAACAAGACAAATTGCAGATAAAATTGATTATGAATCAGAGAAATTATTCCCTACAAGTTGGAAATATTTAAGATATATTTGACTTGACTTTTAGGTTATAATGGTATATAAATAACTTTATATTATGAATACTGTGAAATACTTAAACATACGATAACATATATTAACATAAGGAGACTATATTATGTCGTTACAAACGCTTAGAAAGTCCAATACTTTGGACAAACTTCTTGCATCAGTTCAAGAAGAAAATGCACCTCAAGAAAAGAAGTCCTATGTGGACGAAAGACTGTGGAAACCAGAACTAGATAAATCTGGAACTGGTAGTGCAGTAATTCGTTTTCTTCCTGCCGTTGATGGGGAAGAACTTCCTTGGGTTAAAGTGTGGAAACACGCATTTCAAGGCCCAACTGGTAAGTGGTATATCGAAAATTCTTTGACTACCCTAAACCAGAAAGACCCAGTTTCAGAACACAATACTTCATTGTGGAATACTGGTCTTGAGTCTGATAAGGAAACTGCAAGGAAGCAGAAACGAAAGTTGGAATACTACTCAAATATCTATGTAGTATCTGACCCAAAACACCCAGAGAATAATGGTAAGGTGTTTCTATTTCGTTATGGTAAGAAAATCTTTGATAAGATTATGGCTGCAATGCAACCAGAATTTGAAGATGAAACTCCAATCAATCCATTTGATTTCTGGGAAGGTGCGAACTTCAAGTTGAAGATTCGCAAAGTTGATGGTTACTGGAACTATGATAAATCAGAATTTGATAGTGTGTCTGCATTGTTAGATGATGATGCCAAGTTAGACTCAACTTGGAAAACTCAGTATCCTCTCGCTGATTTCCATGCACCATCAAATTTCAAGTCTTACGAAGAACTCAAGAAAAGACTTGATGATGTACTATCTGGTTCAGTTACTGCAAGTGCAGTATCTATGATGGACGAAGATGTTGTGGAAACACCACAGTTCAAATCTGAACCAGAACCATCAATTCCAGAGGTAAGTCAAGAGGAAGATGATGATACAATGTCATACTTCCAAAAACTTGCCAAGGAATAGTAAACTGGGAAAGTACTAGCGGCGTGCTAGGGTTTACTACTAGGGAGATGTAAGAAATTGCATCTCCCTTTCTCTTTCTTTATAAATAGTAGTGTTTAGGAGAGAGAGTAATGATAGAAGTAGTTGCTGCCGTTTCGGCAGCGTCAAGCGCCTTCAATGCAATTAAAAAAGGTTTCGCTGTCGGGCGAGATATAGAATCTATGGCAGGTGACTTGTCCAGATGGATGGGCGCTGTTAGTGATATTAAGAAGGCAGACGAGTATAATAAAAAACCACCCTTATTTAAAAAACTATTTGCATCTGGTTCAGTAGAAGAAGAAGCTATGGAGATATTCATGGCGAAGAAAAAAGCAGAGGATATGAGGAATCAACTCAAACAAATTATTACTTTGACAAGAGGAATGAGTGCTTGGGAAGAGCTGTTAAGAACAGAGGGTGAAATTCGTAAGAAAAGACAAAAGTTAATCTACGACCAAAAAGAAAGACAAAGAAAACTTATTGAAGGTATATTGATTGCCTTTTTAAT